GAGGCTGCCAAGGAAAAGGCGATCGCCGAGTTGATGGCGGCGAAGGAGAAGCGTGCTTTCGCAGAGCAAGCCGCAGATGATGCTGCATACCAGAACGCGAAAGCGGTGCAAGCTGTCGCGGATGAGATCGACCGAGCACGGTCGACGCGCGATGCGGAGAAGGCGCGAGTCCTCGCGGCGGCGGCTGCAGAGAGGGAGGCGGCGGTGCGCGCGGCCGATCAGCAGATGGACCCACAGTTGCGCTCTCGTAATAGGCTTCATCACTAGTCTGATAGCCAGACTTATTAGCCTTCTCCTTGCGTGCATATCGCTCTGCTACACGTCTCATCTGCCACGCTATGCGTTGCTCATTGTGCTTGCGTTTGTCGCTATCAACTTCTGATAGTTCAAGTGCAAGGTAGATGTTACGACTAAGTGACCAGGCTAGTATCTCTTGCTTGATATCATCACGCTCTACGTAGGCTTTGTACCTGCGATAGATAGTGTTAGCTACCGAGTGAGCCAGTTCGTAGATAGTCTGGTCTAATTCAGTCACAGTCAGGTAGCCCCGCATCTATAATGTAGGACAAGTTGAGTAGTTTAATAGCAAGAAAATCTATATAGTTGCTGGCATCAGCCAGCTCTTCAATCAATTCTCTAATAGTATCTGCAGGTGTGAAGGCTTCAAACTTCTGGCCTTGTGCTATCGCATACTGGCTATGGCCTACACCTTTGACTCTACTTGCACGCAATGATGCAAAGGATTCAATGAAAGATACTAGGTCAGGTGTGGACACACCTTTGGTTCTGTAGTTAGCAACCGCTGGGTGATCTACGAGCGGGTTGGTATTGGCCTTATGACCAAGATTTCTGTGGTCTTGTCTATGCTCAGGACTTGAAAGCCCATATGCTGCAAAGTCTGTATCATTATGATTAGTTCCTGCTCGCTCATACATTAGACTCTCCAATCAGCAATGCTTTAGTGGCATCAAAACCGTGTGCTAAGTAATAGTCATTGATATCCATACTAGGTGGTAGTGTAACAATAATTGAGTTCATCACCTCATTCGCCACGCGCTTAGCAAACTCTGCTCCTGGGTTAGACCCATCCTCTTTAACATCGTTATCGCCTACTACAAAGACTGTGTCGTAGCCACCAAAGAGCTTAGGAAAGTGTGGCTTCCAAGCTGCAACTCCTGGCACTCCCACTGCTGGGATACCCAAGACACCACTAGTAATGACGGTATCTAACTCACCTTCACATACAACTATGTATGGTGAATCAATAATAATATCGCACACGTTATACAGGTGTGCCTTCTGCCCAGCAGGGCTACCATACTTAGGCTTGCCTTCATCTACTCTGCGGAACTTGAACCCCACGCAAGAACCAGAAGCAGTAATGTAAGGAATAGAAATCCAACCTTGATACATCTCGTGACCATTGATTGGTTCGACGATAGAACCGATTTGATAGAGCGCAGCCACCGCATCAGAGATCCCACGTTCTTCTAATACGCTTAGCGCCTCTGGAGTTATTGCCTGAGCGTATCGCTGCGCCGCTTCCAGTAGCAATTTCGACTGCACGTTTGAGGCCATCCTTAAACTCCAAGTTCTCTAGGATGCAGACTAAGTTCACTGCATTGCCACCCTTACCGCAGGTGTGGCAGAAATATAAATTGTCATAGGTATTGATGACAGCTGAGCGACGAGAATCGCTGTGTAAACAACAGCGTACTGATGCACTCTTACCTTCACGTACTTCACCACCATAGTTAGCAACGATTGGTGCTATGGGGATTGTGTTTGCATCAATGGAGCCGGTAAATCTTTTGCCTTTACCCACCCTGTTCCAGTCTTGTGTTGGCATACACACCCCTTGTCATTGCACTTGTCGTGCCATTGAGCAGCACGCTTGTAGTGAGTAAGACTGTTCTCTTCTCCTGCTTTATGACAGTTCTGGCAAATCATTTAGGTTGAAGTTTCTTAATTGCTTTAGGATCTCCACCAGAAAATATAAGCAAAGCGTGTGCTAGTCCCCAGTTGTATGCGTTGTGTTCTGGGTGTGGATTTTCTGCATCTTCTGGTTCAATCATAAGTTCATTGATAGCTATATTAAATCGTTCTTCAGTTAGTTGGTTCATTTGCTTCCTCTTCTGTAATTTCTTCTACTGGTACAACTTCTTGTACCGCTTCTGCTGGACCTGTTGATGTACTGATAATTCCTTCTGGTACTGGCATTGTCATAACCTTTCTATTGTTAGTGTTCTTGTTTTCAAAAAATTGTTTTCATTTAATGAACCGTCTTCATTCCACCAACTATTGATACCTTTTTCTTTAGCCAAGTAACAATCTTTGCTGCAATAAAGAACCTTAGTTTCCTTGCTTGTATACCAATCGCTATTAGTTCTAGTGTAAGAACAATTAGGACAAGTAAGACATTCAGAATAAAATCTCATTGCTTTTCCTTTAACCATTGTGTTAAGTCTTGGACCACCCAAGACTTTTCTATGCCAGCGTTGCGACGCTTAACTACAACATAATGAAGTGGCACTTCCCCAATACCACGAGCCTTAGCGTAGTTAAGCGCCTCAACTTCTGCTTCTCTCCAGAACTCAGGCAAGGAAAGGGTTGCCCTGTTCTTGAGTTCAAGGATATATGTTTCTCCCGCAATCACTGCGACCATATCTCCTTCATCCTTACTGCCAGCTTTTGTCAAGCGTTCAGCAAGAACTCCCATTGACCGTAGCCATTTCATAACATCGGTTTCAAACTTCGAACCCTTAGTCTTATTGTATTGGCTCATCGGTATCCAGTACTACTTTGTTGACAACGAATACTTGCTCTCCATCTTCAATACCTACGCTAACAATGTTAGCTTGGATAAGCAGTGAAGCAAAGGCTGCAAAGTCTTTCTCTAGTTTAGCAATACGATTCTTCACGTATGCCATCTCTGTATTAGCCATTAAGCAATCCTTGTCTGCGCCATAGCATCGTGTCTATAAGATCTTCCATAAGCATCAGCATCACCTATCTGACAGGCTGCATAGTTTACTAGTAATGCTGCCCAATCGCTTGCATCTGCAGTATGTGGACCAAAGCGATTCTTTACTGCAGCTACACGCAGTGTAGCCTCTGCTGGATCATAACCTAATGTAAGTATCAGTGCCGGTAATTGACTTACTTTACCGTGAATAGCTCTGCGATGAGGTGGCTTAGTAGGTGAACCATATTCAGATTGCTCTGATACGTGGTGCAGTACTAGTACGCAAGCCTCAGTCTTTCTAGCCATATCGTGTAGCTCCATCATAATTGCTCTTAGTCCAGCCCACTCGTTGTCTGTCTCAGCAGTTACGTTCATCAAGTTATCAATGACAATCAACTCAGGTGGCTGTCCATAGAGTTCAACATAGGCTCTAATCTCTAACTCCAAGTCGTCAATACTAGGAGATGAATCAAAGACCCATTTGATGTGACCAAACTTCTCAAAGTGTTGGTCGTAATAGTGTGTGTTACTTGCAAGGTTGGCCTCAACAGTTATCTGTGAGTGACCGGATGTGTGAGCAGCAGCTCGCATCATCACAGTAGTTGTGTCAGTGTCGGCTGAAAAGAATAGCGTTGGAACTTGTGCTCTGATTGCATAGATAAGTGCAAACATAGACTTACCAGCATTAGGTGCAGCAGCAACCATACATACCTGGCCACGTCTGAACTTAATCTCTTTTGCTTTTAGACTTGCCCATACGTCGGGCAGTGGTGTTGCTTTGGTAAGCACACCGCCCCACGCACGAGATAAATCAAGCACTTTTCCAGTCCCTTACTTTAATGTTTTTCCTGTTGCGAAGTAATGTACGTTCGTACTCTGTAAGTCCACCCCAGATACCATAGCGTTCGTTCTTAATACCCCACTCTGCACATTCAGTTCTGTGGATACAACTCCTACAGATTGACTTTGCAAAACTAGGATCTAATAACTTCTGGCCATCGGGACTTTCTCTTTCTGGAAACCAAAAGTCTCCACCGATTTCTGCACATAATGGAGTCTCATAATCACGAGGCTCCCGCACGGCTTATCGAATCCAGATAGTGTCGCACTTGTCTGTTGCACCCTTTGGTGCAGCACACATATAGCCCTTCCAAGGTCCCTTAGCTGATGTACCTGAACGGAACGCCATCTCTCCGTGTCGGCAAGTATGAACTGAACCATTAGATTGAACTGCTACTGGTTGTGGTGCAGCTGGTGCATTGAACTGTGCTACTACTGACTCAGCAGTTGGTGCTGGCGCTACTGCGCCACCGTTAAGGTCATTAGATGTAGCCTTGATAAGTGTTGCCACCATACCAAGATCAACAAGGCCTGTCTCTAAATCCTTGACATCCTTTGCGTAAAGATTGATAAGTGTTCCATCAGATAACTTGTAGTTAATCTGAAACTTTGTTCCGTCTACTGACATTTACTTTCCTCCAGTTTGTTTAATAGATAACCGTTGTGATTCTGTACCTAACTTCTTGGGAACAAACCCAAGGAGTTTCTCTACCTCGCTACTATCAACAGTCTCACGACCCTTAACAGTTGTCCAACTTACTTCGATACCGCTATGAGTAGTACCTAGTAATCCTTCGAAGCTAGCCTTTAATGAATCTTGTTGTTGCTCTAGCTCTTTGATTTGTGCTGCTAACTGTAAATACAACAGTGCATTCTTGTCAACATCAACATCATCAATGACTACATCAGTCACTGGTGTAAGTTCTTTTTTTAGACCAACGCATCCCATCTGCCCAGTTGCGTCATAGAACTTGCAATAGAACTTACAGTAGTTTGAATCTTTCTCAGGTGCCGGTGCTTCCTTTGCTTCTTTAACGACTGCTAGCCAACCGAGTGCCTCTAATGCGATTGATTCATTATAGTTTTCTGTGTGAACTTTGATGTCTCTTTCATCGCCGTCCCTTGCGATAGCCACTAGGGACACTCGGTTGACCGCATAGCCGTTCTTTGCTAAGAGGTAGCCGTAAAGTTGTACTTGCCAACGCTGTTGCGTTGATGGGAAGTAACCAAGGTTCTTAATCTTAGAAGTCTTCCAGTCAATGACATCACCAGTACTAGGTACGAATGCGTCAACGTGTGCCTTCATCCCATTGTATTCAACTTCTGTTTCAATCAATACATCTGGGTTATCAGCTAATGCTCTTTCAATTTCTGCGTGTATAGCAGTGCCCATAATGGCTGCTAATTTTAATTCATTATCGTTAGTCTCTGGTTGGTCATTGAGTCGGTACCAAACTTTACGTCGGCAACCGCCTACTTCTGATGGACCAATCTGTACCTGTGTAGAACGTGAACGCTTAGCATCTCCTGCTAGCAGTGCAGTTAATAATAATTCTTTGGGATCTGTCATTGCTTATATCCTTTCCTGGACAACAAACTGTAAAGGATGACCAGTGTTGGCGTCAAGCACTGACGCAATCTCTACTGCTTTACGGGCGTGTCTTTTAGCATAAGCTATTTCAACATCATTTTTTCTAACTCCATAAAGATACCCAAGAGCAAACTGACCGCCGCTACCAATACCGTATAAGCCGAGAGAGCTTTGGAAAAAAGAGAGATCACAAGCAACACGAAAGATATTGCCATTAAAGCTAAGTAAATAATCGAAACCACCATCTTTGTCTGCCTTACTGTAGTCGTAACTACTGTCGTTGAACGCTGTAATAATACTAGGGATTACTTTACGTCCCATAAACATTACTGGGTTCTCACCTTTATAGACCGGAGGTTTCCAGTTGTAGGCAAGGATATCTCCAGGTCGTGTATCACCTGAGATACCTAGTAAGTACTTACCCACTTCAACTATCTTGGGCGTACTAGTTGCTAACGTCACAAGATTATCTTCTGTGATCTGTGAGTCAGCTACGAAGAGCGCGAAATCAATACCTTCGATACCCACGATAGTTGTCATAGACCTAATGGTAGCAGTGGGCGGCGTGTCGCTACTAGGCGACACCCTACTGGGCGCTACCATATGAGCCGTGAGGCGAATTAAACAGCAGACGGGCGCCCCTCAGGGGCGCGACAGTAACCATACAGTTACTGTGCGGTTCCGTCTACCAACCCTGCCATCGTTTAGATGGCGCAGAGATGCCCTTCCTGAGCCTTTCGGGGCCGATATGCGGGCACTTGGACCCACTCACGTATGTTCTTGTGGCTCACAGGTCTTTAACGTCTTAGCCAGCTTTGAAGATTATGAGCTGGTCTGGTATTTCCTTGATGCTACCTGTGCCAGTTGCGGCAATCTAGTAATAGTTCCCTGCCCAGTAGATAGAGAATAGTTTTGTGGCATAAAAAAAGAAGCCCTGCCATCCCCGAAGGGACAGCAGGGCCAGTAGCCTCGCAGTCAAACTTTACTTCTTGAGAAAAGTCATTTCATCTTTAGGGTTGGCCCACTTGATGATTACTGGGACTAGTGAAATCCATACTGCATTAACAGTCTGCTTCCAATCGTGACCTGTGAAATCTAATGGTGACTTACCAATAATTCCAATAGCCATTACTGCGCTGTAGGCAATGTACTTGCCCCAGACTGAAAATATCTTTGAGTTGATCTTCATTACTTGCTCCATTTCGGTCTACCAAAACCCACAATAAAGGGCGTTAGTTTGCGTTTGTTATCTTTCTTATACGCACGGATGCGCTGTGCTACTTCTCCACCATTGGCTTGTGAACCTGCAGCTTTATGTTCTGGCGATGTATTACCCTCGATGGTAGTTACCGTTCCATCAAGATTATCTTTTACTACTATGCCTACGTGCTCCACTGGAGCACCACCTACGACAAAATCAAAGAAGACTATGTCTCCAGGTGCTGGCTTAGCAGTTGCTGCATTAGACCAAGTACCAATACCTTGAAAGCCTGATACACCAGCAGGTGTATAGACACAGTTAGGAATCTTTAACGCTGGTTTAAGTTGTGCAAAGCACCA